CTACGACCCGTCAATTGTGTTCTGTGGGATACAGTCGGTTCACAAGAAGGCATCGAATTTTGTGAAGGTCGATTTGGTGTTGATTGACGAGGTGCATCTGGTGCCTCGCAAGACCAATACGATGTACCAGCGGTTCTTGAGTAACCTGAAGATTATGAATCCGCACATGCGGGTAATCGGTTTGACTGCGACCCCCTATCGGCTGGACTCTGGGCTGTTGCACACGGGTAAGGAAGCGTTGTTTGATGCCGTCTCTTATGAGGCAGAACTGAAGGATATGGTCGATCAGGGTTACCTTACCCGGCTGATGTCCAAGCAGCCCAAGACCAGACTAGATGTCTCCAGTGTCAGCATCCGTGGTGGCGAGTTCGTAGCCGGTGAACTAGAGCGTGCCGTGGATCGTACCGATGTCAACGAGTCGGTTGTACGCGAGATTGTCGTGCTGGGTGCCGAACGCAAGTCTTGGCTAATCTTCTGCGCAGGGGTCAAACACGCCACTCACATTGCCGAGATCGTCCGCCGATACGGCGTTAGCTGCGAAACCATTTTTGGCGATACCCCGAGTGCTGAGCGTGATCGGATTGTCCGCGACTTCAAGGCAGGCAAGATCCGCGCACTGGCGTCCATGGGGGTATTAACGACGGGGTTCAATGCGCCAATCGTGGACCTGCTCGCCATACTTCGGCCTACAGAGTCAACCGGCTTGTACATACAAATCATGGGTCGAGGGATGCGTAACTCGCCCGGCAAGGAAGACTGTCTGGTGCTGGACTTTGCTGGGAACATTGCACGCCATGGGCCGGTAGATCGGGTCAACCCCAAGAAGCCCCGCCAGAGCGACGGAGAAGGCGTAGCACCAACTAAAACCTGTCCCAAGTGCCAGAGCATCGTCTTTGCTGGAACGTCTGAATGCCCCGATTGCGGCTATAAATGGCCCCCGACGCCGATAGCCATTGATCAGACGGCAACGACGCTACCAGTGATGAGCATGAATGCTCCTTCAGAGTGGTTTAAGGTCAACTCTGTCTCCTATAGGCTACACAAGAAGGCAGGCAGTCCTGACTCTATGCGGGTGGAATACCGCTGCGGGATAGCCCTGCACAGCGAATGGGTCTGCTTTGACCATAAAGGCTATCCGCACGATAAGGCACTTCGCTGGTGGCAGCGGCGCATGACAGGGCCCGGCATTCTGCCTAAGTCAACGGCTGACGCTATTGAGAAGTCCGAATCTCTACGCAAGCCAACCGAAATCAAGGTTCGCAAGAATGGCAAGTACACAGAAATTGTCGAGTTTCGGTTTATGTCCGATGTGCAATCGGGAGGCCAGAGGATTCCTGTACATGCCACCGCCCGGCATCACTCGACGGGCTAAAAGACTCTGCTCACTTCGCTGCATGGATGACTACATGATCGACAAATCACCCAACGAGAAACTGGCTTTGAACGATGCTTCAGCGGCTGCGGGGCACTACATCGAAGCCACCGGGATGTACAACTTTCTGGACTTTACGCCAGATCAGTTTGACGAGTTTATTGAGTCAATCGTCACAGCTTATGTGGAGTCTCTTCAGGGTCAAAGTCCGCAGGAAGAGCAGATTCGCTTCCCTTGATGTATCCGTGCCCACGGCAAGACTCTTCGTTTAGATGCAGCATGACTATGCCTGAGTACTTGGTGTGGGAGCACCAGCCCTCGCCGTCATACGTCTTGATAAAGTTCTTGCACTGACCGCAGCGCATCATACCCGTTGCCCTCTAAAGTAAGCCTGCCCATTAATCACTACGCACATTTCAGGTTCCAAAAGCCGTCCGTCCCTGAATGTCAGCACCACAAAGCCCGATGCCCAGTTAAGCGGCCCAGCCTCTGTGTAGTGAAACTGTGGCCCCTTGGGTTCTGCCAGAGTGCCTGTGTCTACGCCGTACCTACGGCCACGGTAATCGCCCCACGGGGTGTATTGGAGCTTGTGCAGGTGTCCATGGACGTAATTGACCCCAGAGCGTAAAGCACTGTTATACGCCGCGTGGATGCCTCCACCCACAGGCCGATGCCGGATGACCGTCCAACTCTCACTTTCTGCATTAACATGCACTGCCCAGCCAGCCCGCCAACGCGGTAAGTAGTCGAGCAGCATTGCCCCCGGCATCTCCTCCATCTCTGGAGAATTGGTGCACAAGTAGTTCTCAAAGCGGGCGTCGTGATTGCCAATCGTTCTAATCAATTTGGCAGTACCCGCAGCACGCTCAATCTCCGCGCACCGATCTTGCACGGCATGGATCTCTTCTTTCAGTTCAGGCTGCTTTTCCCACATGATCCGGGCATGCCTGCTGATCCGGGCCCCATCCAAGATGTCTCCATTCAGGATGACTAAAGCCGGACTAAGCGACTTAACTAACTTGCAGAAGGCTTCGTGCGCAGGGGTAACAATTTGGGGCCAGTAGTGCGCGTCAGAGGCTATCAGGACAATGGCATCGTTGACATCAACGTGCATCTCGGTTTCATAACGCCTTGCCCTATCTTCAGACAACTTGGTAATGGCGTTGCCAACCATCGTGTTTTTGCTGGTCTTGGAGGTAGGCGGGATCACACTTGGAAGCGATATTCCGTACTTTTTCTCCATGTTTCTTCGTCTAGAAGCCGCTGCCCTAGTGGCCATTTTTAAGTATTTTGCTACGGCAGATGGAGATCCTAGTCTATTCCAAGCGTCAATAAACTCTTCGTCACTGATTCGCTTTGACATCATTCACCTTTAACTGGATCCCAAGCTCTTGTCGGCGCTTGTGAGTCTTCTTATCGTCGCGAACGGCTCGCCATTCCAAATGGCCATCGACAAGGCGGAATTCTTCCCTGTGTACCAAAGCGCAGTCGCAACACTCTGTATGCGTATACCCACGGACGCGATACCACTTGCCGTCCTCAATCTGGACAGGAGTGTACTTGTCCTTCTTTTTCATGGACTTGACTCTACCTGCTTGCGTAGCGTCTTAGCAAGTCCTGCTCTGCTAGGGTGTATACGGGACCGCCTCTTTTGAATTGAGGGGCTTCCTCCTCGATCTCAAAGCCGCCCGGAATAAAGTCAGCAGCTTCTTCTGCGCGAGCCTCTTGCTCCACCTTAGAACGCTCTTCTCCAGCAAGTGCCGTTTTCCCAGATGTATAAAAAGACCTTGGGATTACACGAGCCAAAGAGTCAGCCATTTTTCCAAGAGCAGCCGGATTGCTTAGGTCAAACTTTATGTTAGTGACCGTATTAGCCAGTTTCTGAACACCGTTTGGATCAAGAAGCAGTTCCATGATGGCATCGTCAGTCGCTGTAGACAACTTAGAACTGTTGTACTTTGAAAGAAGTCGCACGACTTTTTGAGGAAGGCTAGAAATTCGATCACGCAAAGTTGAAGACAAGTATGGAATGTCAATACCCGGAACAATTTGCGCCAAGGCATCAAGTTCCCTACGATCAATGGCTACGCCAAGCTTGGAAATATCTGCTGCCGAAACCTTGTCAGAAAAAAGTGCAAGCCTTCTAAGCGATGGCTGGAATGCGCTTCCAAATATCGCATCTATGCCTGCCTTGTTTGCAGGGTCAGAAACATATTGCATAAAGCCACCAGCATTTCGCCTGCCGATATTAACTGCCTCAACACGAAGCGCATTGCGAACCGCCTTAGCCGTATCAGCATCAAGATCCCCAATGTCACGCATAATCTTTTGGCGCTGACGAGGATTGTTGATGATGTTTGAAGCCAACGTAGTATAGTCTGGCGCGTCAAACTGGGTCAAAGCATTATTGGCAACGCGAGTCTCCGCTGTCTTGGCGGCTTTATCCAAAGAGTCCATTCGCGCTCTAAGCTGACGATCATCCAGAACTGCTTGCCGCAGCCGATCTTCAAGCCCCGGAATCTGCGAAACAACTTCTTTTTTGTCTTTAAGGTATTTCGCAAGCTGCGCGGCATTTAACATGCCATCTTTAACAGCCTTTTGATATACCTCTGCAATGATTGCATTTTCTGCAATAGAATCTCCAGCCTCTTTACCAACGGCACGAATAAACTGGTTATAAGACTCAGCATTTTTGACTACAACAGGCGCAACTTGAGTGGCATATTTCTTGGCATCAATGTCTTTAATGCCTTGCTCAGTAAACGGCACGCCAACTTTGTTGTAGTACTCCAAATCAATGTCAGCAAGACGCTTACTGTACCCCTCAGGGATCGTATCTCTAGATCCATCAACAACTTGCTCAAGTTGATTTACCTTACGCCGAGCATCATCGCTCAGTTTGCCACGCTTGATTTCATTAATTGCACGCTTAAGCGAGTCCAAGTTATCAAACGAAAGCGTCGGGTACTCATCTTCAACCTTTGCAGCCTGTGAAATAGGCTTTCCATCTGGGCCCAAAATCGCAGGCGGAGCCTCTCCCTCGACCTTCTTTGGCTCAAGATAGGACATAATCTTCCTATCCAAAGGCGTTCCTTTGCCAAAAATGTCTCGCAGATTGTTCTGTACAACAAAGTCATAAATCTGTTGAACGCCTTCTGGAGGCATTTCGATGCCTTTGGCTCGGGCTTCGTCAAGCAACTCTTGGTACTTAGGAGCCAATTCTTTTCTGGCAGCGGCCTTTCGCTCTTCAACCAAGGACTCAATCTGCTTGCCAAGAGTTTCCGGATCTACAGCAGGAGTAACTCCCTCAGTTATGTCGGTTAGCTGACGCTCAATGTCCTTGCGTCGCCGCTCAACAACAGGCTTAACCTTGAGTCCTGCTTCTGGCTTAACTTCAGCGCCATACGGCTTGCCAAACATCTTTTCGCTTTTTGACTGAATGTCAGAAGATGCTTGTTCAACGACGCGATTTACGCGCTCTCTGAAGGATGGATTGATTTTTGCCAGTCGCTCAACTTGCTGACGAATAACGGGGTTGTCGGCCATGGCAATGACCAACGGCGCATCAGCCTTGTTTACAAACTGAGAGGCATCGTTGACCAACTGAATGAGCGCCTCAACAGACTCTGCTCCCTGCTCCTTTGCAGCAAGGTCAAGCAAGTTTTTTGCAGCGCCACGAGCATACGTTTCAGTCGCCTGAGGAGTGCCCTTTAGGATGCTTCGATTTTTAGCAAGTTGCTCTATACTGCGAGAAAGCGTATCAGTGGCTAATTCTCTAGGCGCAGCCGTTCCCATGCCGCCGAGCAATGACCCAACAAGGCGGCCAGCCCCAGTTTCTTCACCGCCAGTAACAGCGCGTTCAACCTCTGCGCCAGCTTTTCCGCCAACTTCTGCGGCAGTACCTGTCAAAAATTCTCCAACGGCGCGAACAGGGGTCTTTATCAAGCCAACGCCACCAAGATAACTGGTCGGGTCAGCAGCGGCTTCAATACCTGCTCCAACAACCTCACTAATAGGGCCGGGAGCACGCATGTCAACTTTAGGTGGCTCAAAGCCAACGGCTTTATAAGCAGGGGCAACTCGACGCTGAGACTCTGTAAACGCCTCAGATGCGGCCTGAACAACAGGCTTTGGCTTTTCCCCCATGCCGTATACGCGCTTCATGGTTTCTTCTGGCGTCATGGCACCGGACTTAGCAATCTCTGCCTCTGCCATTTTGCCGTAACCAGCGCGAAGCAATGCGTCTAACGCAGCCGGGGCACTAATAACGCCTTTCTTCAAAGCATTAAGAAGGTACTCACCAACGCCAGCGGGCTCTTGAGGAGCAGTTTCTTCAGGCTGCTCAATCTCGCGATCACCAAGACGAGTAACCGTAACTTCCGGCTTAGGTTGAGCAGCAGGAGCAACCCCCACTTTTTGCTTCAACTCGTCTAGTTCTTCTGGAGTGAGAGCCTCATCAAACTCGTATTTTTTGCCGCCGACTTCGTAAATAGGCATTTAAATCCCCTACTACTTTACTGGCCTACCAGACTTGCCACCGCTCAAAGTTACAGAGCCTTCATTGCCAGCCTTATCTGCTCGCTCTCGCTCTTCTTTAAGTCTCTTTTGCTCTTCTGCTCGACGACGCCTTTCAGCAGAAGTCACCCACTTTGGCCCAACAATTCTTTCCACTGCGGGTTGAGATATGTCGCTTGCACCTGAGAAGGTATCAAGGATGCCCTCCCGGCCAGAGTTGTATTGCGGGGCTAACTGATCTTCAATAACAGAAAGAACTTTACCCTTATCATCCAAAGACAAATCAGATGGTACGCCACTTAAAAACTTAGAGATGCTGCTAACCATTCTTGATGGGAAACTTCCCGCATTAGCAATTGTGTTAACCTCAAGCATGCTTAACTGTTTATCGCCTTGAAGGCCTGCAAGGTACCTATCTAATTGAGAGCTTGCTGTTGGGCTTCCCTTTTGAGCAGCATTTAAGAGCGCCTGCGCCTGACTCACTGCGTTTAATTTTTCACCAGTAGGACCAAGTTTTCTATCCCGAACAGTTGCAACGCGAGACTGTACAACAGTTGACGGACGATCCGGATCTGGCTCCGATTTTTCCGCTTTAGGCGCACGAGATGCCATAGTCTTCGCTCTTTGCAGACGCATTATTTCCTGCTCTTCAGGAGGCAAATTAGCAATCAATCGCTCAAATTCGCTAGTCCCAACCGTCCTCCCCTTCTGAGCCTCAATCATCATTTGCCTTTGAGCCAAAGAAGTCAGGCCACGCATAGCGGCTTGTTGAGTCTTTTGCGCCTCAGTAAGACCGTACTTAGCCCCCATCTCTTCAAGGGCAGCGATCTTGACCTGCCGCTCTTTTTCAGCCTGCTTTCTCTCCTGACCGTACTCGCCAACGTCGCGCAAGAAGGTATACAGGTTCTGCCGCTCATAAAAGCGGGGATCGTTTTGGGTGCGCGGAGCAGCAAGCTTTTGCGCAAGACCCATCAGCGCTTCTTTACGGCTGGGTGCCTCTAGCAACTTGAGCCTTGCCGCTTGAATTTGTTCAAGGACCTTACGGTTCTTTTCCGCCTCAGAAGAAGCAGAGGACAACTGCTTGCGAAGTTCAGCAATAGACGCTAATGAGTCAAGAGGCCCATAAGGAACCTCTTCATCAGCGGTCTCGTCAACGGTCTCGTCCTGAAGTTCGTCCTCAAGACCTGCTTCTTCGTCTTCATCAAAAAGAGGCATAACTTACTCCGTTAACCGCCCTTCGGCGTTTCCTTGTCCGGAAAGTACTTTTTAATGAGTTCTAAAATCTCATTAACACCAGCGCCGCCAGTAATGATCTTTTTAATCAGTGGATCTTCACCCGGAGATCCCGGCGTAGTGGTTTCATCAACCACCTTGGTCTGCGGCAACTGAATGCTTTTAAGGATTTCAGCCATGAAAGCAATTTTGCGCTCCGGATCCTTCTCCTGCTCAAGGAAGTCCTTGTAAGCAAGTTCCAGATTCTTCTGCTTCATCTCGCGCTCTTTCTCGCCAATGTCCATGTAAGTCTTGGCTTCGCGACCACCCAGAACCTGCTCCGTCTCGGCAGCGCCCATATACTTATCAGCAAGAGCCCGAAGGTTCTCAGCATCCTTGAGCGACAGTTCGCCACGAGTGCTGCCAATACGGCTCAACAGTTCAGCGTCTGCTGAAGTCAACTGGCCCGCAACCCTGCCGATCTCAGCAAGTCGAGAAGCGTCCTCGCCCGTCAACTGACCAATTTTGCCGCCAATGCCAGAAATACGCTCAACGTCTCTAGCAAAGATGTCCGCTGCCTGACCATAACCAGCCTGCAACGCCTTGCTCTGCTCACCCAAAACGGACTGCTGAACATCACGCAGGGCACGAGCGCCAAACTCTCCCATACGGGTGCTGCCCGGACCCACGCCAAACTGACCAGAGCGAATAAACTCTTCGCCTACCGCCGGGAGATACTTTTCCTGAAGTTGCTTTACACCAACATCTGCGATTTGCTCAACAACCGCCTTGGTGTACGGATTCATGTATTCCGCAGCAGCTTCAGGGAAAGTCCTTGCCGCATAAGCAAGATAAGGCTGCGCCGCCGCTACCCCAGAAGCACCCGCTGCCTTGGAGAAGTAGTCCCTCGCAGCACCAGCCCCAGACATCTTCTCTGCCCTAGAAAGGGCATCTTCCGCAGCCCCAAGGCCGCTGTACTTCTTGGACGCCCCCAAGGCATCGTAAGCCTCTTTCAGCGACGGCTTGTATGCTCCAGCCGCTGTCTTGGCCTTCTCAAATCCTTCGCGCTCAGTGGCTGTAAAGTCTGCAATACGCGGGCCGGTATAGGTCGCATAAGGAAGATCGCCAATGGCCTTAGCCTTGCCAAGGATGTCCGAAGCGTATTCGTTATACCATGCAGGCAACTGAATGCTGGTCGTAGTCGTTGATGAACCAGCAGTTGGGGCTTTGCCACCGAACAAAAAGTCTACTACGCTCATTAGGTCAACCCTCCGCCCATGTACTTATCGGGCGATTTAGCGTCCGGACTGATCTGGCCACGCGATAGGGCACGACCCTTGTGCCTCCGGATATTAGCACGGAATTGGTCCATTCTACGGGCCCCCTCCTTGGTCGAGCCGTCGCCCAAAAGAGCCAAGGTTTCAGCGTCCATTACATACTCCCCGTCGCTGAGAAGTGCCGGAATCTTGTCGTCCCGACCAGAGCCTTCTCCGGCCATATATCGGGAACCGTTAGACCCCCCGGCGGCGTACCCCGTCAGACCCCCCATAGCCATGCCCGTTTCAGGCTCCTTGGCCGGTGGCTGCGTCGGTGCAACCACTTTCTGGGCGTACTCAAAAAACCGCGCCTCCGGACGGGTGCCGTAGGTGTAGTAGTCAATGTCCGGGCTCAACTGGGTACGCTTGATTTCGTACTTCGGCAACGCTCCGCCCAGACCGCCAGTGACGCCAGTGCCCGTAGTTTTAGTCGTAGTCCCCGAAGAGGAAGCCCCAGCCGCTAGACCCCCAAGGAGCTTCAGGATGTTCTCAGGGGTGGCGTAATCGCCCAGCAGGTCCTTCAGTTTGTCTAAGAAGGAGGGCTCAGGCTCAGGCTGATTAATTTTCGTAGGCTCTTTTGATAGATCAACTTCAGTTTTTAAAGGAATGTCAACCGGAGGAATAATAATGTCTACTGGCTTTTTCCCAGTAACAGTAATTTCTTCAAGATCTTCCTCAGACAGCGGAGATTCAAACTCAGGAGTCTTTTCCGGAAGATCAACCTTGGTTTTGGTTGAGACATCAACAGGAGTCGTAACTATCGAAGGCTCAGTCTTAGAGGCTTCAACGTCAATTTGCTGAAGATCGTTAACAGTAGGCGCTTCTTCAAACGGAGTGTCCAAAGGACTTGGTTCAGAAGATAAAAAAGGCTCAATTGGCGAAACTATTAAATCTAAGGGCTGTACTTTTTTAGCAGTAACTTTAATTTCTTCAAGTTCCTCTTCAGCCTTCTGCTCGGCCTCCTTAGCCTCTTCTATCTGACGCTCAGACAAAATATCTTGAACGCCACCAGTTGTAACGGTGCTTGCAAGAGCCTTCTCAAGATTTGGCTTAAAGGTAGATACTTCAATTTGTTCAAGACCTGCCTCTGCTTGACTACGCAAAGCATTATCAATTGCCTTGGAAACAAGCGTCCCGGTAACCGCAGATCCAAGCCCTTGTTCAGCAGCGGCACGAACGACAACTTCAGCAAGAGCATCGCCGGTTAACCCAGCAGCAACACCTTGAGTAGCGGCTTTTTCTACAGCCGACTCTGCTGCTTTTGATACAGCACTAGAAGACGGAATAAGATCTCCAACCTTTTGGCCAACAGTGGTTCCAACATAAGTCGCCGCAGCGGCCTTGAGAACAGCCTTCATGTCGCCGCCAGTTTCAGCGTAAGTTTGAGCGGCCTTAGTTAGCGCAGCAGCCGTGGGAGGAATTCCTGCCGCAGCCATAATGGCATCAAGCCCGTACTCGGTTGCAAACTTAATGGCATCAGTTATTACAGACTCTTTCGCTTTAAGCCCCGCTCGCGGATCAGCAAATCCAGCCTTGCCACCCAGTTCCGCAAGGTTTCTCTCCAAGGCACGCTCGGAAATAAAGTCGCTTCGATCACCATATCGCTTGAGGTACTCTTCCTGAGGCAACTCGGCATAGAACTTGCGCATCTCATCTGCCGTCATCGGGCCACGCAGGTAACGCATCTTGTCGGGGTCAATAATGTTCTCAAAGAACATTCCCTTGCCTTCTTGCTCAGCCTTCAGCGCAACATCAAACGCACCCTTGAAGTCATTAGCTTTCAGTCGGTCGCCAATCTCCGAAAGAATCGCATTGCGCTCAAGATAGGGTTCGCTAATTTGCTTTTGGGCAGCGGTAAGGTCTTCTTCAGAAAGACCAGACATTTTTGCCACTTCAGCAGTTGAAACTTCAGGAGCCTTCTGAGGAGCCACATAAGACTTGGCGATCTCCTCGCGCATAGCCTTTTCAGCATCAGTCTCCTCAGGAGCATATAGCGACTTCTCAATAACCGTGGGCAATCCACCACCGCCACCGCCGCCAAAGTCCAACGCAAAGTTCAACGCACCAATAGGCTCCATCCTTGCGGCATCGGCTTGAGTAAGCAGTGCATAGGACTCTTGCATGGCCTTGGCTTGCTCAGGAGTCTTCGGCTCAACAAACTGACTAGCTGTCTCAATAGGCGAAGCAACAGCAGGCGGGGCGGCAACCACAGGCTTCGTAGCCTCAACGGGAGCAGCAGCCCTAGCCTCCTCAGCAACCCTAGCCTCCTCAGCAGCCCTAGCCTCCTCAGCAACCCTAGCCTCCTCAGCAACCCTAGCCTCCTCTGCCGCACGCTCAGCCGCCAAACGATCCTGCTCTGCTGCAATGCGCTCTTGTTCTTTACGCGCTGCCGCTGCCTCTCGGGCTGTCCGGGCTTCTGCCTCTGCACGCTCTGCCATGGCTGCTTCACGAGCCAACTGCGCCTCTCGGGCTGCAATCAGTTCCTGTTCTGCCCCTACATCCGAAAAAGCAGGAGCCATCTCAGGCGCAACCTCAGGACTGTATTGAGACAGGATTGACTCCATCTCTTTAGAAGAAATGCCAGAAACGGCCTCTTCAACATCAGGCATGTCACCATAAGTGTAGAAATTAGCCATGACTCACCTAATCCAAAACTTGGTAAAACCGAAGGGCCCATTCACGCCAGTCTGAAAACTGATACGGCGACGGCGGATTACGTTGCGAAATACCATTAATACCAATGATTCCTGCGCCCCAATTCTGCCACTCGCTTTCTTTCTCAAGACGAGCAATAGGGCCATAAGACTCTAAGTCAAGCACAGTGTAATCAGCCCAATTCTGCAAAGAATGGAATCGCGGGTCTGTTAAAAGACTCACGGGTTTTCTCCCAGAATCGTGCCCGTAGCCGGTTCGATGTGAGCAATCGTCTGCCCCATCTGGTAATTGCCGCCAATCACGTTGCTCTCAAACCTAAAGCGCAACTCGCGACGAATCTCGCGGAAATACACTAACTGCTGCTGCTTGGTCTGGGGAGAGGCGTAAATGGTCTGTGGGTCACTCGTAACCTCAGCAGACTTGGCATTGGCCCGACCCGTAACCTGAACCGTCATGTCGCCTGCCTGAACAAAGTCTGGCTCAATCATCTCAACGCGAAGGGCCATGTTCTGCGGGTTTTCTGAAGCAAGAAGCGACATGTCAGAAGTCTCAAAGTACGACTGCACCGGCCTGATCTGAGTGCCGTTGATCTCATCCACTCCGTACTCGTGCTGCCACACCACATACCCCTTCGGGTCGTTGATGATTCTGGGGCTACCGTCTTCGGTTACACGCAAGTCACCAGTGTCCGTGATGCGATAAATAGGCTGCGTCGCCTCAGTGTCAATAACACCAATCACCAGCGGAGAGCTAAACACCTGCGCATACTGACCAGCAGAACGCCCGCCATTGGGCAGAATGGTGTCGTACCACGTTTCCTCACGCACGTTGTAAATCACAGCATGAGTACATTCAGTAGCGTTGCCACGGGGGTAGCACCACCAGATCTCGCCCCAGCGCGGTACTTTGAATGCAAAGACCTTTTGACGCTGAGCATAGTTCAAGTTGTCGTAAAACCAGTTCAGGTTAAGCTGATTCGGTACTTCGCGTACAACACCGTTGAACATCAAGAAGCGGTCAACGCCGCACCAGAAGTACAAACCATCGTACTCAATCACACTCTGCCCAGAGAGAATGCTTGACTGCGAGGTAATGGTGTCAAAGTTGAAGATGGACGATCCACCTACATACGTCGCACGAACCAAAGAGTCCAAAGACCAAAAGAGACCAGACGGAGCATTGCCAGCACCCGCTCTCAGCGGAAGACCCTTGACGATCTTCTGACTGGTTACACGGGCAGCGCCAGAGCCAGATCCGCTCCAGTCATCCGTATATCCCGCACGGCTCCACTGCACAAAGCCATCTGTGCCATAGGCAAACACATACGGCGCAAGCGCCACAATTCCGCCAGACACCGTAACCGCAGGAACTAAGTCCAAAGCGCCCGTGCCGTTGTCGTAGCCGCGATACAAAGCGCCATTCTGATCAGAAGAAATGTCTTCCAGATCCGACGATACATGCGCCAGAATTTCGTTCTGATTGGTTGTGGTGTTATACGCCACATCAAAATGCCACATGGCATCAATGTCGCTAACGTAATACAGGTTCGTCCGATTGGTGACAATGCTGCTCGCGCCGTTTTGGCTCAGGCGAAACCGGAACACGCCATCCGACGTACCAATATGGACATAGGTATATCCATTATGATTGTGAATGTGCATGCCACGCGCAATGCCATCTAGCCGGTCTTGAAGAGCACGATAGCCGCCCATCTTTCTCGGCAGGCCACGCTGAAACCGGCACCACTGCCCGTCAACGTAATAGTTGCCTTCAAACTTCGTACCGTCCCGCTTGATACCGGGTTGCGGACGCAGAACAACTGGCTGCAAAGGCATTAGTACGTGCCACCCTTAATGGGGTCAAGATCCAAGGCAATCTGGGCCGCTGAAGTACTCGCAGCAATAAACACAGCGTTACCTACGGTCGTAGCCCCAAGGTTTGTTCTAGCACCCGATGCCGTTGTAGCGCCCGTACCACCCTGCGCCACAGAAAGCGGGATACCAATCGTGGACGTATCAGCATCCACCACATCCGTACCGTCGCAGTACAAGATGGCCCGCGCACCCTGCGATACCGTCACACCCGGCGATGCCTGACCCGAAGTGCGAATGCCTAAGGTGTAAGACCCCGTGGTCTGGTTGCTCACCCAGTACTGCTGGGCAGTCGTCGGAACAATGATGTCCCGGTTACCAGTCAGCGCACCCGTGAAGATATAAGCCGTCTTGTTTAGCTCGGCAATCGATAGCGTGTAGTTACCCGAACCGGCAACGTCAATCTGCAACACGCTAAAGGCATAAATGGCAGACTGACCAAAACCAATCGTCCAGAACTGAACACCATCCGTCACGATGATGCAGGAGTCTCCCGGCGACAACACAAGCGTCGAAGCGCCGTTAATCAACTCTGAACTATTGGGGTCAATCGTCAAATCGCCCGTGCCGTTGTTACGAACTTGCACAAACCAGTCGTTGCCCAAAGTCGGGGCAGCGGTCACGCTCAAAGTTCCTGAACCACCCGTCCAAATCAGCGCCTTGGCACGGTCGCTCACACCCGTCGTGTAGTTGGTGTTAAACGTCGAAACCGGAGCAGACTGGTTCAGCGTGGTCGCAATCGCCTTCAGCCCAAGACCAGCCAGAGCCGATGCGTTAGTCGCAGAAACCGATGCCCCGTACTGGAACGACCGCCAAGTGCCCGCCGCAGTGCTGTTGTCCGTCAGGTAAATCTGAAACGTGCTGCCCGAAGTCGGAGCGCAAATCTGCACCCCAGTGCTCGTCTTAACCGTAAACGTGTTTGATCCCACGTTGTTAAACAGCACTGTCTGACCGTTGCTGGCCTCAGTCGCATCCGGCATCGTAATGACCAGACTCGTCGTCGTAGCATTGATGTCCATGATGGACGCCACAACGTCATTCGTCGGAGCAGTCTCTAAAGGCCAATCCAGCGTCTGACTAATGGTCAGAGATACATAGCGATACGACACATCACTTGGATAAATCGTCGTGCCGCCGAAAGTTTGTGTAAAGGACGCCATGGTTATGCCTCACGCCGGTTCGTAGACCGATCAACAATCTTTTGCAAGTCTTCGCCGTTCAACGCCGCCAGCGCACGATCATAATACGACTGCCAAAGCTGCACACGTTGGTCATCCTTGACAAAGGGCGTTGCCTCAACAAGGGCCCCGTACAGCAGCAGATTCGGAGCGTACTCAGAAAGCCAGTTGGTCTGATTCGCCTCATCCAGCAGCGGCGGCAGTTCGTAATACAGGATCTCTACCGGATAGGTCGCGTCTGGTGTCGGCGCAAAAATCCAATACTGATAGTTGTAATCCGCGTAGAACTCTGGTGCATCAGTTTCGGTCTCATTCGGCCAATACTGCCTGATGTACTCGTAAGAACGCGGGAAAACAGGAACCCGAGTATTGTTTCCAGTACCAGTGCCGTAGTTAATGCTGACCGTATCGCGCCACCGATCAGGCTTGGCATACACCGCAACGCCGGTTTGCATCGCCATTGTCACGACATTCTGGAACCCTTGGATCTTAAGTTCACGCGCAATTCGTCGTTCAGCTAAAGTAATTAAACGAGGAATCTGATCGTAAACAATAGGGTCAGTCGCTCCGCCTCGCTCAAGGTAGTTGCGAATGTCGGACTGTAAGCTGGTAAAAGTCATCGAAGCAGGCATTACACAACTCCCGACAAATACATGGCACGTTCGTCTTTTCTGCGCTTAACCAAGCCGGGTAGAACTTTACCAGCAGCTTTAGTCCATTTCATAAACTCTTCAGCCGCTTCTTCAAAGTCACCCCGGTTGGTCTTCATCCGCAACCCAGAGCGTTGCAGATTTCCAAGGCCCACGTTGAAACTGAAGGAAACCAAAGCATCGAAAATCCCTTGATGACCAAGAGCAGCAGGGCAAAGTCGGGCCACGCCGCGCTCAAACCGGCCAAGGTCTTGAGCAAGGATAGCGTCCACCTCTCCCATCGTGAGGGTGCGATCCCAGCCGTCGGGTACCGGTAGACTCTTGCGCTCCTCATACTTCACCGCCAAGTGAGCAGGGTCAATCACGTGGCCAACACCAACCGTCCACAACAGCGCCGGACAACGGTAAGGCTTAGTCCTCACCCCTTCGTGGCTCTTGATCATGTCGATGGCTGCGGCACTGACTTTCACTTCTTGCCAAAAGCCTGCGTACCAAACCAAAACGCAATAATGCTGCTTAGGATCAGCATTTCGTCATCCGAAAACACTTCGGCCATCGCAGCCGCAAACGGCACCCCTTGATGCCATGCGTACCACACCCCGGCAATGTTCAGCGCGACCAACTCCAGCACGAAAATGTAGGTCACAACAGGACGGACGCTGGCACGCAGGTTAATCATCCACTGACTAGCACCCTTGCCAATCTCAATGTCGTGGTTGTACAGGGCTTGGCGTTCCTCAGCAGCCGTCTGCGTCTGGATTTGCTCCAGTTTGATTTCCTCAACCCGTGCCTGCGCGATAAACCCACGCTCTGCAAGGGCCAACTCACGCTCTTTCTGGGCTGCGACAAGAGCCAGTTCATGCTTCTTGTCTTGCCGGTCTTGGAAAATTTGCAGAATCTTGGGCAGTCCACCCGCAAGGAACGACAGGAACGTGCTAATCATCGTCATCATTTGCTTGCCCTCACTACGTCATCGCCCTTGGTCACGGTCACATGGTCGCCCTCTACGTCTACACGCATGGGCTGCTCCTTGCGATCCAGTTTGTCCAACTTGGTGATAAGGCTCTTGATGACTTCAAACTCCGGCTTTTCTTCCTTCTCAACCGTGCCTGCGATGCCATTCAGCATGGAGATTAGCGCGGTCAACGAGGCACCCAACAACCCCATCACGGCTGCAATCTTGTCGCTATCCAATGCAAGGCTCGACAAGACTCCGATCACCACGATGATGGTGATATAGGCCAGTCCGTGTTTTCCGATAGCCTTACCCGCCACATCCTTGGCGCTGCTGTTGGCTTCAAGCCGCTGGAGTTCAGCCTTGATCTGTACCTTGAGCAGTTGGATGTCGTCGTTCATTTGATGGCTTCCACCAGCATAGAGGTCATCGTCCCAAGCGCACCCAGCAGGATCACGATGATCGTGCCGCCGACCGTCATTACAAGTTTCTCCAGCCGCTTCAGTCGCGCATGGATGGCCTCATAGCGCACCGCACATACGTCGATGTGGCTCGTTACCGTGACTTCTAGTTCCTGCACGGTCGTCATGGCGTAGCCCACGGCAGCGGAGGCGTTTGCACGGTCGGCGCAATCTTCTCTTGAATCTGCTGCTCCACCGCAGCCTGTGTCGCGTCCTTGTCCACGCCGTTGGCATAAATCCAGCCCAGCACTTGGTCTTGCGTGAGCGAGGCATACGGGGTGAATGACCCCTCTGGAGCCGGTACGCTGCAAGTGCTGTAGACGCTGCCGTAGGTGTCTGCAAAGACTCCAGAGCAAGTCCAATGCACGGTAAAAACGACATCGTTGTGACCGTCTTCCTGCGTGTAGCAGTCCATCGCGGTAACAGTCCAAGTGAATACGGTACTCATTGCTTATCTTCCTTTGGCAGATGCGGCTCAACCTGTTCCTTGAGTTTCGCCCAAAGCGGGTGTGCGCCCTGCGAGGTCGGGAGTGACCCCAGCAAGTTCACGATGGCAACGGCTTCCTCAAGCGATACTTTCAGTTCAACGTCCACGGGTCATCTCCCAATAGTTACGGTTCACAACATAAGAATAAACAACACACGCCGCGAGCGTGAGCATCCACATATTGACGTACCACAACGCACACACCCCCGCGAAC